AAAGCAATTACTTGTCTGTCTTGTTTTTTGTACTCAACTTTTTTAGTTGACTTTTTTGATTTTGTTGTCATTTGATTTTGTAAATAAAAATTTGTAAGTGATCAAATCGAGCATTTGCTGCTCGTAAACCATTGTAGCACATAATGCAACACTTGGCAAATAATTAAAAAGGGGGCGTGTTGCCCCCTAACGATTAGACCGCTAATTTTTTAGCGTTCACTCGTACAGATACACATTTAGTTATCTGCTCAACTAATGAAATGTCTTCTTTCAAAAGTTGTCTTACTTTTGCATTGTTTAATGATTTGCGTTCAGATTTTGAAACTATCACATTAAACATCGAACCTTCTTTGCAATCAATTTTTGAATCAATAGCTTTTTTTCTTAAAGATTCGTATTTTTTCATGATCTCTTCAGCTTGTGCTTTGAGATGCCCCATGTTGTCCGCATCTTCTGCGGTGAAAATTGGTCGTTTAGGTCTGCCCATGAAAATTAAATAATTGGGTGTACCTTTATAGTGTGGCACTTAATGCAACATATGTCAAGCAACTAATTAATCAAAAGCATCTCTTCTTTTCCAAATTTCTACTTCTGTCTTGCATACTGGGCATGATGCATTGGTTAATACTGAAAAGTCAGGGTAACCAATCATTCCCTCGTCAATATCGACATCACCTCCTACAATTAATTGTTCATTACACCAATAACAATTCATTATCCTACTCGTATAGTAGAAGAGCTAGAACTATTATTTATATACAAACTAGCTGTTGTGTGTGGATATATAAATTCTTTTGTTCCTTGATTTTGATTTTCTAAACCAGTACTTTCAATTCCTTTTGCATACCCTGCTTGATAACCTTGGTCATATGCGTGTTGGCTGCCCTCTGTAAAGCCTTTCTGATAGTTTGCTTGTAATGCCTGCTCGATCTGTTGTTGCGTTGGTTGAGGGCGTTCTGACAACGTAACGTGCAATCCATCTTTTTTAATTGCATTTATGAATTTATGTGCAGCTACTATTGCTTCATTTTCATTTGGATTGTTTGCTGCCAATGCATACAATTTTTGTAATTTTTCTAATTTTTTTTTATTCATTCTCTACCAAAAATAAGTTCGTGAGCAGATAATTGTATACCTCTATCCCATGCTGTCTCTAGCAGCTTGCGTTGAATAGATGTTGGTATAGTGCCATCTCCCTTCTGCCATTTAGATACTGATGCAGGGTCACGATGTATTGCCCTAGCTAATGCTCGAACACCACCGAACTCAGCTATTGCTATTTGTACTGGGGTTTTAGTTGTTTCCATATTTATATATTGCCATAAATGCAACATTAATACAAGTAATTAGGCAAAAAAAAAGAGGGTTGTTAACCCTCCTCCTCTTTTTGTTTTTCAGTAAACTCAATAGTTGTGCTGTTGAGGTCACCTGTGGTTATTGGTTCAAATTCCCAAGGGCAATCATTATCAAGTAACCATTCGTATAGTTTTGAACTGTTCATTACTTGACCTCTGGTTTAGTTTTGACGCTGTACTCTACAGTTTCCCAGACATCCATAAATTGTACTAGCCATTTTATGTGTCGCACTTGCAACTTGTCTCGGTGTGGAGCATTTAATAAATCAATAGCTGATTCATTAGGTAGCTTGTGCTTTTTACGGTAAGTTTGAAAAACTTCTACAAGCCATAACTTCTCATTGGTTAGACTCATTGAACTATCTCCTTGTAAGTTTCTAGTTCGTCCAATGTAGATAAATAAGTTTCTACTCTTGATTTGTCTACATCATCTTGTCCATAGACTAATAAAGCTTCACCAATTGCTAGTAAATCTTTATGACCAAAACCTTTAGTTCTAATAATTTGCTTAAACAAGTCATAAGGGCTATTGTCTAGCCAATTTTCAGAAGCCCATTGTAGGTCTTGGATTTTGTCAAATGCTTTAACTGTTTTTGTACTGGTCATTTTAAATAAGGATTAGGAATAAAAGTAAATAAGGTAATAATGCAAAGGCCATAGGTCTATCCATATACAAGTGAGTCAAAGGTCATGATCTGCAATATAGAATCTGCTATTGAAGCATCAATAAGACTAAGGTCGTTAGTCGCAAAAGCTTCAAATATTTCACAGCAATCATGTTTATTTAAATCAGTTTTACCAGAAATAATTTTTTCTATGGTGGTTAAAACATCTTGAACTTTAAATAAATGTGTGTCTTTTTCCATATCTTCTACTGTTATAGGACTATCAAGAGTTAATTCTTTTAGCCAAGTACAGCAACCTTCCCATCCATAATCTTGACCTGACTTGATGTATGTAACACCTTCGTCTTCTTCTACCTCTATATTGCCTATGGTCACATCTGTAGCCCAATAAGTTGAGCCTTGACCCATAGTGCAAAATAAACATTTTAAGTCTTCTAAACTAATGTCAAATTGATAGTTGACGTTGCAAGTGAATTTTTGTTCTGTAATAGTTGTCATTAATTTATTCTCCTAAGTATGTGTCAACGGTTTCTTTGTATTCAACAGAACCTGCTACTAGTTGCTGTGCAGTAATTGCAGATACTGTAGAGCTAGACATAAAAGCATTGATAAATGCATCCTTGTTTGCTTTGCCTTTAACATCTCTGTAATCAACTCCAAGCATTAAGTCAGCAAATACTACAAAAGCACGTTTACCTTCTGCTTTAGTACGCTTAAGCAATCTTGAATAAGTACCTGCATGAGTCATAAACCATAAGCTGGCTTGCTCTTGGATCTCGCTAGGTGTGAATGTCTCCATGTGTTGTTAATAAAATTAGTAAGTGACAAATCGGTAGACAACCGATATTTATTAGTATTGCATTAATCCCAACACTTGTCAACAAATTAATTACAGATATTGCAAATTTATTTATTTTTTCTTATATTTTAATTAATTTATTATTGCTAAATGACAGCAATTACTCAATTAACCAGAGAATACATTGCTGTTAATTCTGAAGGTTACCGTATCGGGTCTAGCCACCATAACTGTAAAATTTCTGATCTAACTATTGACGCTATCAGGGATTTAAATGAAGAGGGATTAGGTTACGGTACTCTTAGCACTATTTTTAATTTACCAAGAGGTACAATTGCCAAAATCTGCAAATACCAAATCCGAGGGCAAACTCCAGACCGTTGGAAAACAATCTACAAAACTAGGACGGCCTACAGAGAAAGTTGATCCTATTGAAGCTACAAAAATTTGCGAGTGGATTGCTCATGGTAAAACCTTACGAGAATATTGTCGTAAAAAAGGTAGCGTTCAATGGAGAACTATTTATAAATGGTTAGATAAAGATGAAGAGTTTCGGTCAGCCTTCGCGAGGGCTAGGGATACTGGATGTGAGATTTTATTTGAGGAGTGCCTAGAGCTAATTGATACTCCACCAGTTATGTGCGGTTCTGAGGGTAACGAGAGGATTGATCCAGCGTTCATAAATTGGCAGAAAAACAGGGTCGAAACTAGGTTTAAAATGCTATCTAAGTTTAATCCCAAACGATTTGGAGATAAGTTAGGTGTTGATGCACAAGGAGATATTAATTTAACTATTAGTACTGGTATTCCTCAAGGATGAGCAGCATTGCCCTTGATTACACCCCTAGAGCGTGGCAAAGGGAGTGCCATTTAAAGAAACAAAGGTTTTCTGTTTACGCATTGCACAGGAGATCTGGCAAGACTGAACTCGCAATAATGGAGCTAATAGATAAAGCGATTAAGACAGACAAAGAACTAGCCATGTTTGTCTATGTAGCTCCGTTTTTAAGACAGGCAAAAGCTATTGCGTGGCAAAGATTAAAGAGCAAACTTGAACCATTGCGTAGGCAGTCTGTAATCGAGATAAACGAGGGAGAACTATCCGTAAGGTTTAAACATAATGGAGCAATCATTAGATTGTTTGGAGGTGATAACCCAGATGCCATGCGAGGTCTGCGTCTTGATGGCATAGTCATGGACGAGGTAGCTCAGTTGAAAAACGAGCTATGGACAGATATTGTGCAGCCTGCACTCTCTGACCGTTTGGGGTGGTCTATATTCATCGGTACTCCATCAGGAATAAATCTATTTAGTGAGTTGTATTACAAGGCCATAGAAGAGGACGGATGGACGGCAGCAAGGTTTACGGTATTCGATACGGATTCTCTACACCCAAATGAGGTAACTCGTCTCAAACGAGACATGAGTGAGACATCGTTTGCACGTGAGTATTTATGTGACTTTTCAGCACAGGGTGATGATCAACTTATTGCATTGGCAGATACTGAGGATGCAGCCAAAAGAACATACCAATCAGACCATGTAAAGCTGTCACCAGTAGTGCTAGGTATCGACCCTGCAAGATTTGGAGATGACCGATCTGTGGTATTTAAGCGTCAAGGTAGGCAAGCATTTGAACCAGTTGTATATCGAGGTATAGACAACATGGAATTAGCAGCAAGAGTAGCCAATCTGATAGAGGAACATGACCCAGATGCTGTGTTCTGTGATGCAGGGGCAGGGAGTGGAGTCATCGACAGACTAAGACAACTATCGTATGACGTTATCGAGATTCCTTTTGGCGGTAAAGCGATAAAACCTGATCAATACATCAACCGTAGATCCGAGATGTGGTGGTTAATGAAGCAATGGATAGAGGAGGGAGGAGCAATACCTAATGACATAGCCCTCAAACAAGAGTTAGCAACACCGATTTATTGGTATGACAATGTGGGTAGACGAGTACTTGAGTCTAAGGATCAAATCAAGAAGAGATTGCAGGGAGCAGGGTCACCAGATTTAGCAGATGCACTAGCACTAACCTTTGCCTTACCAGTAGCCAAAAAAGTACCAGAGGATATATATATCAAAAGACGCAAAGTATCTACCCAGAAAGCAGATTATGACCCATACAAAGTACTTTAAACGAATAGCTACAGGTTTAAATGTAAACCCATTACTAAAATTGTTAGACGATAAACCAGAGTTGTGGACAGAAATAACAGCACGCCAAAAGTTTACTGGCACACCACATAAAGATACAGAGTCAATATATGTTCGTGGGCCATTAAAAATGAGCCAATACTATGTCATGTGGGATACAGGATCATACGACTATCCGTGTATGGAATATCTGAAACCTGCGTTAGTGCCATTGATGCAACCAATACTTAAACAACTAGGTGTTGAAGACATGGGTAGGGTGTTAATTGTTAATCTCAAACCAAGTGGCCATGTAACCAAACATAACGACCAAGGAAAGTATGCAGATCATTACAGTAGGTTTCATATTGTTTTAAGATCAAACCAATGGTGTAGCCAAACTTGTGGAGATCAGGAGCAAAAATTTGAGGTAGGTGATGTCTGGTGGTTTAACCATAAAGAACTACACACAGCACACAATGTTGGCATGACAGACAGAGTGCATATAATATTTGATTGTGTAACTAAAAATTCTTTATGACGAGTGTGACCGTAACTGCTAATGGTACAGCTACTGTAGACAAAAGTAGGATATCCAAAACGGAAATCAAACTTGCCACAGTTGACGAAATGTTGGCAGAAGCCCAAACATTGTTTGACGAGCATTACGAAGAGATTGCACGCAACAAACACGTTATGGTGCTAAAACCAGACGAAGAAACGTACCGTAAATCTGAAGAGATGGGTACTATTTTTATATTGTCAGCTAGGCAAGGTGATAAATTAATTGGTTATTCTGTTAATTTTGTCACTAATCATTTACATTATGCTGATTTAAAACTAGCCCAAAATGATTTGTTGTTTATCAGCAAGGAACACAGGGGTGGCAGAGTCGGTTTAAAGTTAATAAAAGAGACAGAAAAACACGCAACATCGCTCGGATGCAAACTTATGTTATGGCACGCCAAAGAAAGCACCACCTTGGCTCATATGCTACCGAGATTAAAATATGGTGTACAAGATATTATTTTTTCTAAGGAGCTATGACATGGCGATTACGACAGCTATAGCAGCGGTTGCTAGTACTGGTTATCAAATTTACCAAGGGCAGCAACAGAAAAAGCAGCAAAAAAAGCAATTAGCATTGCAAGCACAAGCTAATGAAGATGCTAGAAAGCAAGCTAAAGCAGAAGCTGATCGTGCCGACATAGAGTACAACAAGGCAAACAGGCAAACAGCAGATGTTGGTGCTATTACTGACGAAAGTGTATTGGCAGGTAAAGGTGGTGCAGCAGGTACTATGCTTACTGGCAATATGGGTGTAGATCCTAACAAATTAAATTTAGGCAAATCCACCTTATTAGGCGGTTAATCAATGTACGAAACCAAGAGAAGTAAATTATTGACAAGGTGGGGTCACCTTCGATCAGAAAGGGCTACTTGGTGGTCGCATTGGCAAGAAGTAACTACATATTTACTGCCAAGAAATGGACGTTATTTTGTACAAGATAGAAACAAAGGGCATAGAAGACATAACTCGATATACGACAATACAGGTACAAGAGCATTAAGAACGCTAGGTGCAGGTATGATGGCAGGTGCGACATCCCCTGCAAGACCTTGGTTTAGGTTAGGAACAGTTGATCCAGAACTAAATAAATATCCACCAGTAAAGATGTGGCTAAACGATGTCACAGAACGTATGCAATTAGTGTTTACAAAATCTAATACATATCGCACATTACATAGTATTTATGAAGAATTAGGAGCATTTGGTACGGCAGGGTCAATTATTTTACCTGACATGAAAAACGCAATACATCATTACCCAGTAACGTGTGGTGAATATGCAATTGCTACAGATTATCAAGGCAGAGTTAATACATTGTTTAGAGAATTTCAAAAAACAGTAGGAGAAACAGTAAGAGAGTTTGGATATAACAATTGTTCAACGTCTGTTAAAAACTTGCACGACAGAGGTTCGTTAGATCAATGGATTACAATTATTCATGCGATAGAACCAAGAGACGATAGAGAGCGTGACTTTAGTAAGAAAGACAATATGAACATGGCATATAAATCTTGTTATTTTGAGCAAGGTGGTGAAGGCGATAAAGTGTTAAGAGAAAGTGGATTTAAAGATTTTCCTGTAGTTGTACCAAGATGGGGTATATCTGGTGGCGATATTTATGGTAATTCACCGGGTATGGAAGCATTAGGCGACATAAAACAGCTACAACATGAGCAATTACGCAAGGCACAAGGCATTGATTACCAAACAAAACCACCATTACAAGTACCTAGTTATCTTAAAAACCGTGATGTAGATAGCTTGCCGGGTGGCGTTACTTTTATTGATGGGCAACAAGGCAAAATTGAAACAGCATTTAACGTAAATTTAAACTTACAACACTTGTTAATGGATATACAAGACGTAAGGCAACGCATAAATGGTAGTTTTTATGCTGATTTGTTTCTTATGTTGGCCAATGCTACTGACACAAGAATGACTGCAACGGAAGTAGCAGAACGTCACGAAGAAAAATTACTTATGTTAGGCCCTGTCTTAGAAAGATTACATAACGAATTACTAGATCCGTTAATAGATATTACGTTTAGCAGAATGATAGAAGCAGATTTAGTGCCACCAGCACCAGAAGAATTGCAAGGTATGGAATTAAATGTAGAGTTTGTATCTATGTTGGCACAAGCTCAACGTGCTATTGGTACAAATAGTGTTGATAGATATACAAACACAATGGGTGCTATTGCACAAATGAAGCCTGATGTCCTTGATAAATTTAATTCTGATGCATGGGCAGATAGTTATGCTGATATGTTAGGCATTGATCCGGCATTAATAGTACCCGGACAAGTTGTAGCTAAGATACGACAAGAAAGAGCAGCAGCACAACAAGCAGCAGCACAGGCAGAACAACAACAACAGGCAGTAGAAAACATGGCAAAACTTGGTAAAGTAGACTCAGGTAATGCTATGGACATGATGAACCAGTTTAGTGGTTACAATTCACCATCACCATTGGAGGTATAAATGGATTTAATTGATTTAAAAAAAGACCCACAGCCTATCGACAGTAAAGAAATGTATGACGAACCGATGTATAGCTACGGTTTGTGTATATCGTTAGGTAAAGAAGAACTACAAAAATTAGGCATAGAAAAACTACCAGAAGCAGGTAGTGAAATGATGCTAAAGGCAAAAGCATATGTCAAAACAGTTAGGGAAAGTCAAGAAAAAGATGGCGTAGAACAGAATGTAGAATTACAAATATGTGCAATGGCTATTGAACCAATAGATAAAACTGGTGATCAAGCAGATGGATTGTATGGAAAAAAGGCATCTGCACCACCAAAAGCACAGCCTGTTACTACACCTACTACAGGTACTTATCTTACTGGGAGTTAACTATGGGATTTGAAAATTTATCACCTGATGCCAAAGTAAGGTATCGCAAAATGATAGAACAACATAACGCTGATGAAGCCAACAAAAAGAAAAATAAAAAAAAATCTAAATTAGAACAATTTGCAGAAAAACTTTATGGAGGTAACAAGTCATGAAAGGTGCAGAAAAAATTATTCCTAGAAAAATAGAACGTAAAGTAAAAACGTTAGAAGCTATGAAAGAAGGCGGTATGGCAAGTGAAGCAGAGTTAGAAGAATTAAAAAAATTAAAAAAACTTTACCCATCAATGTTTTAACCATGAGTTTGTACGAAAACATACACAAAAAACGCAAAAGAATTAAAGAAGGTTCTGGCGAGCGTATGAAAAAGAAAGGTGAAAAGGGTAGGCCAACTGCTAAAGATTTTAAAAATGCAGCAAAAACTGCAAAAAAAATGTATCCTAACCAAAATTAGGTGTGACCGTAACCAAGTTATAACTAGATATATTAGAGCATGAGCGAATATAATCCTCTCGATCTTAAAGGTCAACAAAAATTTAAAGACAATAAAAAGTCTGTAGATAGAATTGACCGACAGAACGAGGAAGCGGATATAAAATGGCTCATGAGCAGCAAGAGGGGTCGCAGATTTGTCTGGAGACTTCTGGAAATGGCAGGTGTATTTCGATCATCGTTCAACACTAACGCAATGGCAATGTCATTTAGCGAAGGTAACAGAAACTATGGTTTGCAACTCCTTAACCAAGTCCACACTCTCTGCCCAGAACTGTATCCGACAATGATCAAGGAGCAAAAAAATGTCAGAGACGCTGATGACGGAAGCCAACCAAACAAATGAAGGTGACTCGCAGCAGACAGTAGACGCAACAACTGAGCAATCAACTGAAGCAACTACTGACACACAGCAGCAAGCTGAAAGTGTACAGGATCAACAAGTTTCGGATGAAACCGCTGTTGAAAGTGAAACTAGCGATCAGGAAGCACCAAAAGGTGCACCTGAGACATACGAGTTCAATACAAAGATTACTGACGAATCTGCTGAACTCGACCCCGAAGTAGTAACTGCATTCGGTGAAGTCGCTAAAGAACTTGACCTGCCACAAGATGCTGCACAAAAAGTTTTAGATAAAGTTGCACCTGTTATACAGGCAAAACAAGCCAAAGTACTAGAGCAAGTTAAACTTGATTGGGCTAATGATTCACAAGCTGATAAAGAATTTGGCGGTGAAAATTTAGCTGAAAATCTTAATGTTGCTAAACAAGCTTTAGATGCTTTTGGTTCTGATTCTTTGAAATCGCTGCTGCATGAAACAGGCTTTGGAAATCATCCTGAGATAATCAGGTTTATGTTTAAAGCAGGTAAGGCAATTAGTGAAGACAGTTATGTTGGTAATTCAGAAGGTGCTATGTCTCAAGGGGCAGATCCTAAAGATTTCAACAGCATTGCTAACGCACTATATTCAAATCAGCAAAACAAGTAAGGAGTTATTAAATGGCTACACTCTCAACCTCAAATTTAACACTAGCGGATTGGGCAAAAAGATCTGACCCAGACGGTAGAGTTCCAATCGTTGCAGAGCTACTATCTCAAACCAACGAAATATTAGATGATTGCGTTTTTAAGGAAGGTAATTTACCTACTGGTGAACGTGTAATTATTAGAACTGGTTTACCTTCAGTTTATTTCCGTGCATTAAACCAAGGTATTCCCGGAAGCAAATCAACAACTGCTCAAGTTGATGAAGCGTGTGCAATTCTTGAAGCACGTTCTGAAGTAGACAAAGATCTAGCGATGTTAAATGGTAACACCGCACAGTTCCGTTTATCTGAAGATACTGCGTTCTTGGAAGCAATGAACCAGACACAAGCAGAAACAATGTTTTACGGCAACCCCGGAACAGATCCTAAGAAGTTTTTAGGATTAGCACCAAGATACGGTGACCTTTCTGCAGATAATGCTGTAAACATTCTTGATGCAGGTGGATCAGGTTCTGATAACGCTTCTGTATATTTAGTTGTTTGGGGAGATCAAACAGTTTATTGTCCTTTCCCTAAAGGATCTAAAGCAGGTTTAACTCACGAAGATCTTGGTGAGCAAACTGTTTACAATAGTGACGGTACAAGGTTACAAGCTTTTGCTACTCGTTACCAATGGAAAAACGGTTTAGTTGTTAAAGATTGGAGATACGTTGTTCGTATTTGCAATGTTGACATTTCTGACTTACTTGGTGTTACTGGCACACAATCAGCAAGTGCTGCAACTTCTCTTATCAAATTAATGGCAAGAGCAACTTACAGAATACCAAACATGGCTATGGGTAGAGCAGCATTCTATATGAACAGAACAGTTCATTCTGGATTGTCTATTGCAGCATTAGATAAATCACAAAATGTTTTAAAAATACAAGAAGGTTTATCACAGTTTGGAACAGCTAAAAGCTACTTATCATTCTTGGGTACTCCAATAAGACAGGTTGATTCGTTAATTAATAACGAAGCTCGTGTAGTTTAATTTTTCATTACTAAAGGAGATTTAAAATGATCACAGATGCATTACTCAGAGTAAGCGAAGATCAGGCGGTAACAACAACTGCTGTATCTACTAACACCGTTGATTTAGGTGTTGCTAGAGACATAGGTGAAGGTACTGCTTTGTACATGAACTTTGCTTTAACAGAAGCATTTGCTAACGGTACTAGCGTAACTTTTGAAGTTATTACTAGTGCTGCTGCAAACTTAGGTACACCAACTGTTATTGGTAGTAGTACAACTTTAGCTACAGCAGCACTTACATTAGGTAAAAACATTGTTGTACGCTTAAATCCAGATATTGCCGGCAAAGGCCAAAGATATCTTGGTGCTAGATACACAGTTGTTGGTACTATGAATGCAGGTAAAGTTACTGCTGATATAGTAGAAACAATTGGTGATGGACAGAAGTACTATGCTTCTGGCTTTACCGTAGTTTAATAAGGAGAATTCATGCCTATTTACAGAGCTAAAATTAAGTGCTTTGTTGGTCAATCTATGCGAGAAGCCGATGAAGAGTTTGAATACAATGGAGAGCCAAACACTAACATTGAAATTGTTGGTGGATCTGATGTTATTGATTTTGAAGCAATGACAAAAGCAGAGCTTGAAGTGTATGGTCGTACTATTGGTCTAGAACTAGATAGAAGACAAACAAAAGAAACTCTTATTAGTCAACTTGAATTAGCAAGTAAGTAGGCATTATTTTCTTATTTTTGTTACTGGGGGCTAGTAGTAATACTGCTAACCTCCCTTTTTTTTAGGAGATGTTATGGCAACTGAAGTAGATATTTGCAACCTTGCCCTAGCTCACTTGGGTGATGATGCAACAATAGCTTCGCTTAATCCACCAGAAGGATCAGCACAAGCAGAAAAAGCTGCACGCTTTTATCCAATAGCAAGAAACAATTTGCTAGAAATGCACACATGGAATTTTGCAGCAAAGCGTGGAAATTTAGCATTAACTACAAATACACTTGATCAATGGGATTACGCATATATAGCACCTGCGGATATGATGAACCCTGTTGCAGTTATATCTCCTTCGGCACAAAACGATTACGCTACAAGAATGTCAGCAGGTGATACTCCGGGTAATTTAACAGCTAATTTTGCACCGACAATTGTAGCAGGTCAATATACACCACAACAATTTGCAGTAGAAGGATCATTAATATATACCAATCAAGAAAATGCAATGTTGCGATATCAAGCATATGTAACTGACCCATCATTATTTTCTCCTTTATTTCTAACTACATTGTCATGGCATTTAGCATCAATGCTTGCAGGGCCAATAATTAAAGGTGATCAAGGTATGGCAGAAGCAAAACGTAGTACGCAAATGATGCAGGGATATTTAACGCAAGCAAAACAATCAGACAATTTACATAGAGATATAACAGTAGAACATATAGTTCCTTGGACATCTGGGAGATAATTAATGCCTGTAACACGCAATTTTAAACAAGCGTTTTCTGGAGGTGAAATATCACCAGAAATGTTTGGACGTATTGATGACAGTAAATATCAACAAGGTGCAGCAACAATGCGTAATTTTATTGCTAAACCACAAGGCCCTGCCGAAAACAGACCGGGATTTGCATTTGTAAAAGAAGTAAAAGATAGCACAAAAGCAGTAAGATTAATGTCTTTTACTTTTTCTACTGTGCAAACAATGGTTATAGAAATGGGTGATCAATATTTTAGATTTCATACACAAGGTGCAACATTAAATTACAGCAATGGAGCAGCGTGGAATGGTGGCACAAACTATGCAGTAGGAGATATAGCGTTATATAACAATGTTAATTATTACGCTAAAACTGCACATTCTAATAGTCAACCGCCAAACGCAACTAATTGGTATGCATTACCGACTGACATGACATATGAAATACCATCACCGTATTTAGAAGCAGAATTATTTGATATACATTATGTGCAATCTGCGGACGTTATGACAATTGTTCATCCTAGTCACGCACCTAGAGAATTAAGAAGACTTGGTGCAACAAAATGGGAACTAAAAACAATTAACTTTGCAAGTCCATTAGCATCACCAACTGGTGTTTCTGTAAGTGCCTATATACCTTCATCATCCAGTACTAATTCAGATACATATGAAGCTCATGAATATGTTGTTACAGCTATTGGTAGTAACCTTATAGACGAAAGTGCACAATCTAGTTCTGCTTCAGTTAATAATAATATTTTTGTAACTGGAGCTAAAAATACAATTACATGGAATGCTGTTACTGGTGCTGCAAGATACAGAGTATATAAAGAACAAGCAGGTGTATTTGGATTTTTAGGAGAAACAACTAGCACAACAATTGTAGATGCAAATATAGCACCAGATTTTTCTAGAACTCCTCCTGTTTACGACAACCCATTTCCTAGTTCTAATAATTTTCCGGGTGCTGTATCTTATTTTGAACAACGCAGAGTTTTTGCAGGTACAAATAATGATCCGCAAACTATCTACATGACTAAATCAGGTACTGAAAGTAATATGTCTTTTGGTATACCTATACGAGATGATGACCGTATTAAGTTTAGAGTTGCTGCTCGTGAAGCAAATACAATACGACACATTGTTCCATTAACACAATTACTATTGCTTACAGGATCAGCAGAGTGGCGTATAGCATCTGTTAATAGTGACGCTATAACACCTAGTTCTATATCGGTAAAACCACAATCTTATGTTGGTGCTAATAATGCACAACCAGTAATTGTAAACAACAGTATGGTTTATGCTGCTGCTCGTGGCGGTCACGTTAGAGAACTTGGTTATAACTGGCAAGCAAATGGATTTATTACAGGTGATTTATCTCTTCGTGCACCACATTTGTTTGATAATTTTACAATAATAGATATGGCATTAGCTAAAGCACCATTGCCTATTGTTTGGATGACAAGTAGTAGTGGTAAATTAATAGGTTTTACATATGTGCCAGAACAACAAGTGGGGGCATGGCATCAACATGATACAGATGGCACGTTTGAAAGTGTTGCTAGTGTATCTGAAGGTAATGATGATGTAGTTTATTGCGTTATAAAAAGAACAATAAATGGTGCTACTAAAAAATATATAGAACGTATGGGTACAAGACTGTACGCAACTCAACGTGATAGTTTTTTTGTTGACGCAGGTGCAACATATAATGGCACAAATACAGATACAAATAGAACAGTAACGGTATCTGGCGGTACAAATTATACCAAAGGGGAAACTGTTACCGTAACTGTAAATTACACTTTATTTGAAGCCCCACCTAGCGTTGCTGATAAAAACGATGCAATAGTAATAGTTGATGGTACTACGTTATATCGTCTAACTATTCTTGGCACATCTAGTCAAACAGTAGCAACGGCAAAATTAGACAAAGATTTACCTGCTTCTTTGCGTAATACAGCAATTACAACTTATGAAGTTGCAAGAGATAAAATATCAAATATTAGTTTCTTAGAAGGTAAAAAATTAAATATTTTAGCTGACGGTGCTGTACATCCACAAAGAACAGTATCAAACGGTGAAATCAGTTTAGAACGTGCAGCTAGTGTTGTACACCTTGGATTACCTTATGAAAGTGATTTAAATACTTTACCTATGGCATTACAGGTAGAAGCATTTGGTCAAGGTAGAGTTAAAAATTTAAATCATGTATGGTTACGAGTATTAGAATCATCTGGTATTTTTGCAGGTCCTAGTGCAGAAAAATTAGTAGAAGCAAAACAACGTACAACAGAACCATACGGAACACCACCTAATTTAAAAACACAAGATATAAAAATTATGCTTACACCAGAATGGCAAGATAATGGTCAATTGTTTGTACGACAAAGTGATCCATTACCATTAACTATTGTAGGTTTAACATTAGAGGTGGCTATGGGTGGATAGTGTGACCGTAAACAGATATTATATAGATATACTAAAAAGTAAAGAAGTGTAGAGGTAAGTGCCACAATGTCTAGTTCTTATGGTTGGTCGGATCTTTCTGGATTAGGTAAATTTGGTGTAATATCACAAGGTTTTGGTGCAGTAAGTGGAATTATAGGTGCATTTACGGCAGCACGAACAGAAAAATATAAAACAAAAAGTTTAGCGTTAAGTTATGAACATAAGAAGGATATGGCTTTGTTTAATCAACGCATGAAAGAAAGTCAGGCACAACATATTAATAGAGTATTTAATAAGCGATATCAAATAATGACTTTAAAACAAGGAGCACAAAAATCTAAAGGTGTGGTATCAATAGCATCTAGAGGTGGTGTTAGAGGTGTAGGTAGTAATTTAAATGCAATGGTTAGTTCTGAAATATTGGCAGAAATAGATAAAATGACTATGAATTCTAATAAAGTAAGAGCTAGAGAAAATAAACGGTTAGAAGGTGTTGGACTAGGAATACAAGCTAGTATGGCAGGGGTTAGTGCAAGTAATATGTTTGCTACCGCATCGCAAATAAGTCCTTGGATGAATATGACAAGTAGTTTATTAACTGGCGGTTCAAGCTTTATTAGTAGTCTTCCACCTGGGATGTTAAGAAAACCAACTACTACTACATCTTCTAATTAATAATGGCAAGAGTACCTTTTCAGCAAAATTTAAATCAAGAATTAGCAGCAGGTTCTGAAGTGCAATTTGGTGCTACCTCTGTAGATCCAATGAAAGATGTTGTCTCTGATGATATAAAACGACAAGGTCAAGCATTAACTCAAGCAGGGCAAACAATACAAAAGCTAGATGACGAATTAAATGATGCTGAAGCGAAAAGATTATATAACGAAGGTCATTATAAAGTAGAAGCTGTTGCAAATGCATACACACAATTACAAGGTGTTGATGCAGTAGCAACTATACAAACAGAAACTGAAGGCGATGAACAAATAACAGTATTAGATGATTACAACAATAATAAATTAAAAACAGTTCTTGATGAAGGTTCAGCTAAATCAAGTAATGGTGTTGTGAAATATATGTATGAACAAATGATGGCAACGTCTATAAGATCTGCACAAAATAAAATGATTACGCATTCTTTAAAACAACAACGTAATTATTTAGAAAATGAAACAGAAGAAAAAATAAATATACATAAAAACAAAGCTATGAATAATTACAAAGATTGGAGAGATCCATCTGGTGAATTTAACAACAATCGTAAAGCAGCACATCAAGAATTAATGAATAAAGCAATTTTAAAAGGTTGGAATCTTGATCCAAATGCTGTAAATTCTAAAGGTGAAAAAATAGGTATAAGTGCACAATATTTAAAAGCAAAAAGTGAATTAGATTTAGAAATAGCAAAAGATGTTATAAAAAAGTTAAACGAAGATAAAGATACTGTAGGAATAAAAGAATTTAAAGAAAGTTTAAAACCCTTTACAAGCGAAAAAGATTACAACGAAATATCTTCTGGAATAGAACAAAAACACGAAAATTTTAAAGGAGAAAATTGTGTAAATGCAGTATTAATTAATAATGGCAATCAAAACAATGGTGATTTTTTAACACAAACTAATAAGTTAATGTGTTTAAAAACTAATCATGCATATGAAGATGGTAAAGGTGCAGTTGTTACTGATGGATTCCATTCAGATCAAGTTGATACATCAGAAAAAAAACAAACAGAAAATATAGAAACATTACAACAAGAAAGAGATACATCTAAGTTTTATTCATCAGAATCTGCACAAGCAGGTACTCTTATACCAGAGCATCAAACAACGCATTTGTATGCCATACAAAGACTAGGTGTAAAAAAAGCTGATTCATTGTATACAAAAGCAAAATCAGAAATTGATATTGATCAAACAAAATACAAGGAAGATTCTGTTTATGCAAATAAAATAAATGAAAAAATTTTAGATAACTACAATAAATTAATTATTCAAGAAGCAGATAAAATATACGGAAGTTCTGACCGTCTTGTTGGTGCTAGATACATGGGTGAAATGGGGCAACCAAATGCATACATGGTTGATATTGCTAATGATTTAGAAATTATAAAAAACGGTGTTGATTATAATTATAAAAATACTAACAAAGAAGTAGAAGTTGATTTTATAACAGGATTACGTCCATTAGAAGATTTAAAAAAAGAAATAAAAGAAACTATTACTGATAAGGATACGCAAGAACACGCATTAAAAGATTTAGAAGTTAAATACGAAAATATAAAAAATCAAAAAACACAAATTTATAATCAAAATTTAAACGATGCAAAACGTATAGCATTTGCAACACCAAATGGATGGAAAAATCTTGCAGCTAATAATATAGAAATAGAAAGTTTTAGCAAAGAAGATCAAGAAATATTGAAAAAAGGACAACCAACAGAATCAAATAAAGATGTTGTTATTGATTTAGAAAGAAATCCATTAGAAGTAAAAGATAACTTATTAGCGTACAGCCATCAATTATCTCAATCAGATTATTTAGAATTTGAAAGATATGCCGAGTCTTTAAATAGTGACGCAAAAATTATAGAAGCAACTGGTAATTCTGATATGTTTGACACTAGTCTAATTAAATATGGTTATACAGATATAGTAAACAAAGTAACAGATGATCCAAAAGCAAAAGATCAATATAATTTTAAATTTGATTATAAACAAATAAAAAATGCTTGGTTAACAAGAATAGATAAAGAACAAACTGATACAGGCAAAAAATTATCTAGAACTAGAAAACAAGAACTATTAGATGAAATATTGGCAGATGGAGTAATAACTAAGAAATATGGATTATTTACAAATAAATTTATAACTATTCCTTCTGTTGCATTAGAACAAGATCAATTTGAAGATGCATATGTGTTTGTTAATAAAGAAAAAGTATTTGTTAAACGTATACCTGATGAAGTTAGACAATATTTTATAGCAGGTTATGAAGCAGCAGGTATACCGTATACAGAGCAAATGATTGCAAACGAATATGTGTTGCATGGCAAGAAAAAATCTAAAGCAGAAATAATTAAATTTAAGGAGGAAAATAATTTATGAGCGACAATCCATTTTTAGATACTTTAAAACAAAGACAAGAATTAGCACCTAGTCAAAATTATGCTGAAAATTTAAATACACTTAATACAGAAAATCCATTTTTAGATACTTTAAAAAAAAGAGAAGAAGATAGACAAAACCAAATAAAAGCAGAATTAAAACAAACATTAACTTCTGTTATGGAAAAAGATCCTGACATGGTTGGTGAAGGATTAAAACTTGCAGAAGAACTAAACTTACCAAAAGAATTTGCATTAGATAGCGAAGAAGCAATTAGATTATTAGCTGAAAAAAACAAAAAAGAAAGAATAATAAGTTTAGCGTTAGCAGAAAAAAGTCCAGTATTGATGCGTCAACTTACTGACCCAACATTTGCAGCTTTAGCTTATGACAATATAAACGATTTAGAAGGATTAGAATATGCATTTGACGCTATAAAAAGAGCACCAGAGAACTCATTACAAGGTTGGGAAAAGGGTAGATTATACGTCAGAAGAGGAAAAATTGGTAATTTAAAAAAATCTGGTAAAGGTAATGAAGAATTAAATACAGAATTAGCAGAAATTAATCAAAGATTAGAAGAATTAAATAGCGATGGATCTGGAATATTAGAAGAAGGTTTTGCTATTTTTGGTCAATATTCTAAGACTTTACCTACAGCTTTAGAAGGTGGTTCTGTTGGTGCAGCAGTAGGATTTGGAGCAGGTGCGATTACAGGACCAGGATCTATATTTACAGCTAAAGGTGGATTTATTGTAGGTTTTTTAGGAACATTAGGTTTAGAAACATACAAAATAGAAGCAGGTTCTACATACCTTGACCTTGTAGAAGAATTAAATTTAACTGAAGGTGTTGACGATCAAACAGCAAAACACATAGCAACTGGTGTTGGTGTTGCTAATATGTTATTAGAATGGGTTGGTGCTAGTGCAGTTACTGCACCACTTAGAAAACAATTAGGAAAATATGCGACCAAACAGATTGTTAAAGAGTTAGCAAAACCAACAGGACGTAAAGCATTAACAAATTTTGCTAAAAATTATATAGGTGGAAATTTAACAGAAGCAGGTACGGAAGTTTTACAAGAATTGTCTAATATTGTTGGTCGTGATATAGCAGTAGCATTTAGTGATAAAGAAGATTTAAATTATAAACTTACTAATGCAGAAGGATTACAAGAAATAGGCCAAAGGCTAGGTCAAACTTTTATACAAACTATGAAAGGAATGACTCTTGTAGGTTTAGTAGGTAGTGGACCAACATTTGTTTCAGATATCACTAAAGCTAACAAAGCAAAAACAGATACTGCATTTATAGAAAATTTATCAGAAAAATCTGTAAACAACAAAACAAGAATAAGAAATCCAAATGAATTTCAAAATTTTGTAGAAAATTTAGCAGTAGATAAAGATGTTAAAGAACTATACATTGACGCAGAAATATTAAATCAAGCAATAATAAACAATGGAATAACACTAGAAGATATAGATGCAGTATCACCTAGCATTGCTAAACAATTAATAGAAATAAATAAGTCAGGTGGGCAAGGTGATGTAGTAGTTAGTACTAGTGAATATGCAGCAAAATTAGCAGGTACACAATTTGATGGTTTTTTACAAGATCATTTGCGTGTTGATCAAGATGGTTTTAGCCGTGCTGAAGCTACAGACTTTAAACAAAATCAAGATGCATTAAGAAAAGAAGCTGTTGAAATTCTTGAAAAACAAAATAAGATATCTAGAGATTTTGAAACTAGTGCAACAGAAGTAAAGAAAAATATAAAATTACAATTACAACAATTTAAACAATATTCACAAAAAAACATTGAATATGCGTCAACATTTTTTCGTGATTATGTTGTTATACAAGCAAATAAATTAGGTATAACACCTAAAGAATTTGCTAAAAGATTTCCATATACAATTGTTAATCAAGATCAAATACAAATAACACCAGAACAGCAATTGTTTAATCAAGACGGTTCTGTAAGATTAGAAACACCACAATTTAAAAACTTTTTTGGCAAATCAGTTTTAAAAAAAGATGGCAAACCAGAAATTTTGTATCACGGTACACGAGATAGTGTTAACGAATTTAATTTAGATCATCCAAATAAAAAAGATTTTGGTTGGTTAGGAAAAGGTATTTATATGTATCGAGGTAAAGATGCAGCAGCAGGTGCAAATATTTATACATTAAACAAAAGAGGTGATGCAGGTCGCAATATAATGCCATTGTATGCACGATTAGAAAATCCATATTACGCAACATTTAAAGAAAAAGCAGATATACGGATAGGTGGCGAACAAG